AGCTCTTTAATTTTTTTATTAAGCTTTGAACGAGCCATTAAAATCTCCTTTAAATAATCTTAGTTGAACTCTCCATTTCTGAAGAGCTCAGTAAAATTACTCTGCTACGTCGTTCACTGTAGCTGCGTTGCCCGCAGAAGGAGTATTTAATTCTCCATCTCCAACAACCCAGTCAGTAAAGCTGAATGTAACGTCGAATTCTTGAATTGTATCAACTTGGTCATCACCAACTGCCAATTCACCAACTTCTTGTACAAATACATTATGGAATGTATATTTAGTAGTTGGGTTTCCGGCTGAATCAAGCTGTTCACACGAAAGTTCACCCATCAATGCTGCAGGGTTACCTGAGTGTGAGTTGTTTTGGAAGTGATCTGCTGACTTCATCCAAGAAATCATATCTTTTCTTAAAGCATGATCTTCGGTGTTGTAGAATGAAAGTGTCCAAGTGTTCGTATATGTTGTGTCGCCTGGTAAAATAAGTTTTCTTCCCTGATTAAATACTTCGATTTGTCCGATAGACATTCCCGGGAAATTACTTGCTTTACATAGGGCGTCAACATTTTGCAGATTTGATGCTACTGGAACTGCTGCTGGTACAGAAAAGTTTACTCTGTACTTGTTTGCTCTAGCTCCGGCACCTAACGCAAATTTTAGCTCTGCTAATTTGTTCGCCATGTTAGTCTCCTATTTTTAAGTTTGTTTATTGTTTTATTTATATTAATCGAACAAAGATTCAACGCCATCTAGTATCTCATTACCAGTATCACCTATCAATGCGTCAATAATATCATCAGTAACATTAGTATTCTCAAGTGGTGTAAATTCACTAAATGCAAATGTCACGCTAAATTCAGATAGCGTATTTTCGTCTCCATCATCTAACGTAACTATTCCAACAGATGCTGGAAACGCATTTTGCAATTTATAGCCATATACTTTATCACCACTGGCTGATAATTGCCAGATATTAATATCTGTTTGATAATTTGCTATAGAAGCAGCACCATTTGCATCGATTAAACCTAGAAAAAAGCCACCAATGGCGTCTCTAGGATTTTCTATTGTATTTTTAATTTGGTTAGCGACTTCTACTCCAGATTTGACAACATCTAATACATCACTCAAACCACCTTCATAAGAAGTTAGTCCAGTACCTGTCCCAGAATTATCAACATTTTTAAGCCACTTATCAAAAACCTTTCTAATATTCATTTGTGAATCATCTAATATTGATACATCATAAGTACCAACATAATCAGTTTCTCCACGCATATTATATTTTCTTCCCTTGTGAAAAACAGTAGTTGTAGTAATATTTCTCTCTGGTAAACCAGCACTACGACAAAGTACGTTTATCTTCTCACCTTCTATCCCTGGAACTGGAATTTCCATTAAATATTTGTTTTTCCTAAGACCTAAACCGGGTCCTAGGTGCTTCTTTAAATCTGTTATAGTAAACATCTAAAACTCCATTAAAATGTGTTCAATTCGTTAGCGTCTTTAAGAGCTTGCTCAACGGCCGTCCCAAATCCATTAGCTGAATTACTGGAACTTTTCGCAGCTTCAGAAAAAATTGAATTTGGCGAATATTTTGTAGGAACTCCACCCTTGGTTAAATCTCTCATTAATGCATCTGTTTTTGGTGGTGTAACATCACTACTCAATCCACCTGCCCAATTGTTAAGTTTTCCAAGTGAATCGCCAATCGCATCGCTTACAAAACCATTAATTCCTTCAGCTAAATTTGTCAATGCACCATCTACAATAGCTTTAGAAGCATCTTGGAATTTACCAACCAATGTATCAATAAAGTTACCTTCACGACCTCTAAGAGCTGATAAAGTATAGTACGAATATGCAAATGTAACGGTAAATTCTTGTACTTGGCCAACAGCATCATAGCTATATTGAACAGGAGATATTTCAATTGGATAAACATTATACATGTTGTACATTGCAGTGGTATCATCGCCATCAAAATTCAATTGATATAACTTAATGTCGGTAGTGTAACTTCCCTTTGAATGAATTCTCTGAGTTTCAGAAACATCTGCAACAGTAGTAACGTCCATATAATTATGCTTTTGATCAAGCGCTTCAATCCAAGTTTCAAATGCTTGTTTCAATTTATGATCTTCAGTAAGATAGAAGGTACATTCCCAAGTTTGACCAAATTTAGTTTGACCTTTGATTGGAATACTTCTTCCCTTATATTTAAAATCAATTATCTGATGAGATTTAGAAGGAGTGGAAGTTGCTTTAACCTGTGCTATAAAATCTTCATTATTCGGGCCACTATCAGGGTTACTGAATTGAAAGAACATTTCAAATTTAGTTGCTCTCGCGCCATCTCCAAGCGATCGTTGCATCATATTTTGTACAATTGAAGACATACCTTCTCCTTACTTTTTTTATATTTATATATGTTGATGGATATAAATAATAACATATAAAACATGGGAGTTTACAATGGATTTTGCTAAAGGCTTATTACAAGCTTATGAGACTAGATGGTCTTATATAAACACGTTCAAAGTTCAAATACAATTCGCACCAGCTATTAAATCATTTATTGAGTGGAAAGATGATGTGGATGGTAGGGATATTAATTTGAATATTGTCAGCATTGATACACCTCAATTCACTAATCAGAACATAGAGGTTTATGTTGGTGACCAATGGAGAATTCATAATGGTAGAGATGAATTATATAGATTCTCTATGACGTTCAGAGACCAAGATCAAATGAAGCTTTACAAGAAATTTGTAACCGCATATCAATTTCAAAAATCTCAATACCTTGAAGACTGTAAAAGCTATATTACTTTATGGAAAGACGCAGATTATATGGATGAGGTAGATAAGAAATTATTTGATTTTGAAGAAGTTATGATAGATTCAGTTTCACAATTACAATTTAATAATACAACTGAAGCACAAATCGCTGAATTCACAGTACAATTTAAAACCCCAACACCATTAGTAGATATTAACTTTGGTAGTAAATCGTTTAGACAATAATTTAAAGTAAAGGATAGAATATGACAGATAAATTTGAATTTCAAACAAAGATTAGAGATAAAGTAGTAAAATATCGCAAATGGAAGGTTAAAGACAAAAAGAAATTATTGGCTAATACTGATAATCCACTTTTAACTAAAGAAGCAATGGTATTTGATTGTCTTGAAGATAAAAAGATTGCACTAAGCGAAGATGAATTTAAGTACATGTTATTTAAAATTCGTGAAGAATCAATTTCAGAAAAAATTAAGTTCAAGTTTGAATGTGGATCTTGTTCAAAACCATTTGATTATGACGCTGATCTTAATGAAATCATGACACCAGAGTTTAAAGATTATGGTGAGATTGAATACAATGGTCATATTATTAACATTGGTTCTCTTAGAAATAGAGAGTTCTACGAATCAACAATGAACAACATTGATGATGAAGATGAAAAGTATTTGGCAGATTTCTTATTCCATATTGAATCTTATAATGATAATGAATACACATTTGAAACTTTAAATGAAAAAATAAATGATCTAGATGTTGATGTTTTTGAGAAGATTTTTAAAGCATGGGAAGAAATGAGATTCAAAATTGATAATGTTAAAGAAGTTAAATGTCCAAGTTGTGGATTTGAAGAATTTTATGAATTTGATGCTTTACCAGGGTTTTTCCCGGAATCTTGGAATAGATAATGATTAAAGTTAAGTACGAATATAGTGGTAAAACATTTGAAATTTCGCCGTACAATACTGCACAAGAAAAGGAGTTGTTACTCCTTTCAATGATCTCCGAACCAAATATAGATAACGCATTAGAAATTTGCGGAACAAGTAAAGAAATTATTGATTCTTTGTCTGAATTTGAAAAGGTTGCTTTATTGTACAAATATAGAGAAATTTCAATTGGTGATGATATCAACTTAAAGTTTACGTGTAAGCATTGCGGAAATGGTAATGAAAATGCGCTTAATATATCTAATATTGTTCGTAGTTCTAATATAAAGAATGAGCTTATTAATGATCAATTTAAAGAAGTAACGGAAGACAATTTTCAAGACTTTATATCTAGTGATGTTGAAGAGCTAGATATAGATGAATATGAAGATTTATTAGAAGAAACAAAGCAAAGCTGTACTACATTTGATTTTAGAAGACCAATTATTTGCCAAAAATGTACAGAGAAAAATTACGTTAGAATAAACAAACCAGAATTTGTAATTGACAATCTTAGTGAAGATTCAGTTATGAGTTTATATCAAACTTATAATGATATGACATTTTTTGGTAAGTACACAAAGCAGGATGTTGACACATTATATCCATTCGAGAGAACTATTTTAATAAGTCTTTTGAATAAAACAAGAGAGGATCTAAATAAATGAAACAGCCCGAAAAATTCGATAAGAAGTTAAATATGGATACGGCTAGCGCCGAGAAGATTGAATCTACTAACGAAGAATTAGTAGATTACTTAGATGCGTCGGGTGAAAAAGTTGCTGCTGAACAAGTTCAATATCTTATGGATAACCAGTCAACGCCAGAGAGTAAAAAAGATAAAAAGAATCCAATTAATGCTAAACTTTTATCTACGAATAGAAAAATACTGAGTGTTCTTGAAAAAATCTATCGTGATCAAACTGATGAACAAAATACTGGTATTAAAGATGTAGAGCAACTAAAGCACGAAAGTAAATTCTTAGGGCCAGCTGGAGTAAAAGATACACGTCAAAAATCAATGAACGCTGGAATGATGTTTGGTGGTGGCGGTTCACTAGGTCTTGACTTAGATAGAAAAAATAAGAAAAAGGGTAAAGGTAAGGGTGGTAAAGGAACTCCTAAAAATCCTAAAAGAGTTCCTACTCCATTGCCGGATGGTGGTAAAGGTGGACAAAAACCAGATCCTAAATCACCACAAAAAACTAGTTCTACTAACACAAAGACTCCTAAGTCAACAAAGGTTCCAAAAAAGATTCCAGTTAAGACTAGCTCAATAATTAAAAAAATTGCTGGAATGGGCAAAGCTATTCCAGTTCTTGGTGTAGCACTAGCGGCAGGATCTGCAATATATTCTGCAGTAGATGGTTATAATAGTGCCGCTGAAATTCTAGGTAAAGACGAATCAGAATTAACAACAACCGAAAAAATTGCTAGTGCGGCAGGCATGGTTGTAAGCGATTTTACGTTTGGCGTAATCGATCCTGCTTCAACAGCTAATATTTTATTAAACAAAAAAACAGATGCTGCAGAGGCTGCAGAAGGTGCTATTAAAAAATATGAATCAATGGGTTTAATTGATCATGATATTATTGGTAATTCTGAAATTGAAGATTGGATGGGTGTTGAAAAATTGCCACCTCAAGAAATCCAAAAAATTATTGATTT